AGGATTCGCAGTATGGATGAGTGGCTCGAAAAACCTGCCGAGTTTCGAAAGAAGTTTCGTACTTACATCGAACAAGAGTTTCAGCGTAGGCGTGACGGTGTGTGGTTTTACAATAATGGGGTCCCTACGTATATTACAGGGCGACACTATATGTTTCTACAATGGTCTAAAATTGATATCGGATACCCATCATACCTCGCTTTCCAAAGGGAAATCTTTCTCCACATGGCTGCTTGCGAAGCTGATCCCCGTTGTTTCGGTCAGCTATATACTAAGTGTCGTCGTTCTGGCTACACTAATGTATGCTCTGCTGTCCTTGTTGACGAGGCTAGTCAAGTTAAAGAGAAGCTGTTGGGGATACAGTCAAAGACTGGTAAAGACGCTCAGGAAAATATCTTCATGAAGAAAGTGGTCTCTATATTTAGAGGCTACCCTTTCTTCTTTAAACCTATCCAGGACGGTACCACGAACCCCCGTATGGAGTTGGCTTTTCGTGAACCTTCGAAGCGTATCACGAAGAATAATAAGACGTCTATGCGCGGGGATGCACTGAATACAGTCATCAACTGGAAGAACACCACGAACAACGCATACGATGGTGAGAAGCTGCACCTGCTATATCTCGATGAGGCGGGCAAATGGGAGAAACCTACAGATATACGTGAGGCATGGCGTATCGAGCGTACATGCCTTATTGTTGGTAGAAAGGTAGTGGGAAAGGCTCTAGTAGGGAGCACGGTAAATCCCATGAATAAAGGCGGAGAAGAATACAAAGGTTTGTGGTACGATTCTGATCCGAACGAACGAAACAACAACGGGCGTACCCGATCTGGACTGTATCGCATTTTTATTCCAGCCTACGAAGCCTTAGAGGGGTTTTTCGATGAGTACGGAAATGCTGTTGTAGAAGACCCAAAAGAAACGGTAACGGGTATTGACTCGGAAGCCATAGAGATCGGCAGTAAGACATATCTGAAAAACGAACGTAGATCGTTCAAGGACAACCCGTCCGAGCTCAATGAGGTAACACGCCAGTTTCCATTTACCGAAGACGAAGCGTTCAGGGACAGCATTGAGGGTAGTCTGTTTAACATCGGTAAGATCTATCAGCAAATCGAACACAACGAGGAACTGTACCCCAATCCAGTCGTGGTAGGTAACTTTACCTGGAAAGAAAAAGACAAAGAGGTTGTGTTTTCTCCCACCCCTAACGGCAGATTTAGGGTAAGCTGGATGCCAGACCCCAGCGAAAGAAACGTAATTCAGCAAGAGCGTGGCAAGAAGGTCCCCCCGTTTAGCAACTACGGCTGCGGAGGGGTTGACTCCTATGACTTGGATGCTACGGTAGACGGAAGGGGCTCGAAGGGAGCTTTGCATATGTACAACAAATTCAGTATGAATCGCCCTTCAAATATGTTCGTTGTAGAATATGCTTCTCGCCCAGATCTGGCGAGCATCTTTTATGAGGATGTTTTAATGTGTGCGTTTTTCTATGGTTATCCGCTACTTATAGAGAATAACAAGTACGGGATTGCAAGGTACTTTGAATCAAGAGGTTACGATGGTTACTTAATGGACCGACCAAAGCATCTGATGAGTTCCTCATCGCATGTCAACGTAAAAACAAAAGGCATCCCCTCTAACTCTCAGGATGTTATCCAGTCTCACGCGCAAGCCATAGAAAAGTACATCCACGAAAGTGTTGGTATAAATCACGAGACGGGCGAGGTGGGTAATATGTATTTTAACAAAACGCTAGAAGACTGGATTGGATTTAAGATTGACAAGCGAACCAAGTTTGACTTGACGATTAGTTCAGGATTAGCTTTGCTTGCCGCACAAAAAGCAAAAGAAAAACCAAGGGCAGACTTTACAGAGAAGGTATTTTTCAGGAAATACAAGGTCTAGGATGGATTTGCTATATTTGCAGAATATGCGTAGAGCTCCATCAGACACATGAACAATACAAATAATAAACGTAAAGGCTCTTTTCCTGACCCGCTTGCAAGCTCAGAAGTAAAAAAAGGCAAGGAATACGGGATTAAGTACGCAAAAGCTATTGAGTCTCAGTGGGGTAAGATCACCAGCGCCACCTCTTTGTATGGTAAGCGGAACGTTGTGTTTGAGCGAAGCAGAGACTACGCTAACGGTACTCAGGATACGAACATTTATAAAAAATTGCTGCGCTCCCTCAACCCAAATGACGGAGACGGCAGCCTTATGAATCTGGACTATACTCCCGTTCCTGTACTTCCTAAGTTCGTTCGGGTAGTAGTAAACAAGATTCTTTCTCGTAACCCATATCCAAACCTTGAAGCCGTTGACCCTCTCTCTTCTTCTGAAAAAAACAATAGAAAGCGAAGAGTAGAGATTCAAGTAGAGGCGAAGAAGCAGCTTCAGCAGCTCAAAGAGAACACAGGCATGGTTATCGGTGACGACCCAGACAAGCTACCTGATTCCCTGGAGGAAGCGGAAATCCTGCTAGGGACCAACGTGAAGACTGACGCAGAAATCGCTGCTCAGATCGGAACGAACATGACGCTATCCTGGAATAGCTTCAACGACAACATCCTTAGACGTTGCGTTAACGACCTGGTTTCCTTGGGTATGGCTGTTGTGAAGAGAAGCAACGACCCCAACGAAGGAATCAAGACCGAGTACGTAGATCCCTCTAGGTTTATCCACAGCTATACTGAAGATCCTGGTTTCAACGATATGGTTTATGCTGGTCACGTAAAAACCATTACGATTCAGGAGCTAAAGCGTATAGCTGGGCATGAGCTCGACGAGGAGGCTTTTGAAAAGATCGCCAACTCCGTAAAGGGAAAAGAAGGTAATGACCCTAGCGCATTCAACAGGCATTCTTACAATCAACGGGCCATGCGTCAGGAGTACGGCTACGACGAGTACATGGTCGATGTTCTTGACTTCGAATTTATCTCCGTTGACTGCATCTACTTCGAAGAGAAAGAGAACCGCTTTGGAAACACTAACTTCTTTATGAAGGGCTTCGAGTACGAAGAGAAGCAAGGAAGTGTATTCGAGAGGAAGCCACACAAGATGGAAATCGCCACAGTCTATGGCGGTAGCTTTATTCTTGGTGGGTGTGATATGATGTTTAATTACGGGATGACAAGAAACGTCCCGAAGAACATCCACGATATTTCTAAGGCTAGACTTTCTTATTCTGTTGTTGCTACCAACATGCGCAACATGATGCCGAAGTCTATGGTAGATAGCTGCACTGGGTTCGCTGATATGCTTCAGCTTACTCACCTCAAGATTCAGCAGGCTATCGCTAAGGCTAAGCCTGACGGTCTGATCATCGACATCGAGGGACTGGAGAACGTACAGCTGGGTAAAGGCGGAGAGCTTCAGCCGCTCGATCTCCACGACATTTACGAGCAGACGGGTGTATTCTACTACAGAAGCAAGAACCCAGAGGGAGGATTCCAGAACCCGCCAGTTCGAGAGATAGGCAACAGCATTCGCAATATCAACGAGCTTATCGGTTTGTACAACCATTACCTCCGCATGATCCGTGACACTACGGGCATCAACGAGATGATGGATGCTTCTACACCGAAAGGCGATACGCTTGTTGGTGTCCAGCAGAACGCTATCGCAGCTGGAAACAACGCCATTTACGATATCACGAACGCTTCCATGATTCTTTACAAGAAGGTATGTGAAGATATCGTAAAGTGTATTCAGATTCTTCCTGCTGAGTCTGTTCTCTACAAGATTTATGAGAATGCAGTAGGTAAAGAAAATATGTCTGTTTTGTCTTCATTCAAAGACCTTCCGATGTACAACTTCGGAGTTCAGGTGGTTAAAGAAATGGAGGATCAAGATAGAGCCTACCTTGAGCAGAACATCCAGATGTCTCTTCAGCAAAAAGAGCTAGATATCGAGGATGCTATCGCTATTCGAAATATGAAGGATGTCAATCAAGCTGAGCGACTCCTGGTGGTTCGACGCAAGAAGAGAATGGCGAAACAGCAAGAGATGGCAATGCAGAACTCCCAGATGCAAGCCCAACAGGCTCAGCAAGCTGCGCAGGCGGCCTCTCAGGCCAAGATGCAAGAGATGCAGATGGAGGCTCAGTTAGAAGCTCAGCAACTTCAACTGAAGAATCAGTTAGAGGCCCAGTTGGAGCAAGTAAAGCATCAGTTCAGAAAAGAAATCGAGCTCATTAAGGCTCAGGCTACACTTGGATTTAGAACTGAGGAGCAGGAATTCAAAGAAAAGCTTGAAGTCTTAAAAGAAGACAGAAAAGATGATCGAGTAAAAAAGCAGTCCGCAGAACAAAGTAAGTTACTCTCACAACGTCAGGGCAAAAGAGGCGAATTACCAGAGTCTGGTGACAGCGTAGACAATATTGTAAACTCACTATTAGGTTAATATGGCGAACAAGGTAAACTTAGACATATCAGAGAAGCTAGACATCACTTGCAGAAGAGGTGATACCTTCTCTATTACTTTAACCTTAAAGGACTCCAGTGGAACTGCTATTGAGCTTGATACGCTTGGGTATGAATTCTTGATGGACGTTAAAACCAACCCCACACAAAGGAGGGGCGAAGCTGTTCAAAGAGAGGTTGTTGCTTCAAGCGCTTTGTCTAAGTCTCAATCTAAGGTTGATGACAAGCTCAGCAACGGATTTGAGTTCGTGGAAATATCAGACTCAGGTACAGTAAAGGTCAAAGCCTCATCAGACGTGATGTCTGAATTTCCAGTAGGGGTGTATGTGTACGACATCCAACAAAAAGTCGGAGACGAAGTAACCACAATCCTCAGAGGCTCTTTTAAAGTAAACGAAGACATATCAAACTAACATGGCGATTACAGTAACGGCTGACGGTTCAACTACAGTAACGGTAACCGCTCCTGCTTCAACTTCGTTAACGGTTACTGAAAAAGGCATTAAAGGGGATAAAGGCGACCAAGGAGATACTGGCCCCCAAGGAGAGCAAGGGATACAGGGGATACAGGGTGAGACAGGCGCTACTGGAGCTACGGGCCCGCAGGGCATACAGGGCATACAGGGTTTGCCTGGAGCTGACGGCGCAGATGGAGCCGACGGGCAAGGAGTACCGACAGGAGGGGTAGAGGGTCAGGTAATCGTAAAGCAAAGTGCCACTGATTACGATACAGCCTGGGATTACGTAGAGTCTGTATACCTTCAGATTCAGAATGACGAGGGTAGCACCCTTTCTGCTGGTGCGCCAGTATATGCCAAGGGCATCTCAGGAAGTAGCATCTTGATTGGCAGGGCGGATGCTAACGATTCTGCTAAGATGCCAGCGATCGGTGTGTTGCTTGAAGAGACCACGAATGGGTCTTCAGGCGAAATCATTACTGCTGGCCTCTTCAACAAGACTGTAAGTGGGCTTACTGGTGTAAGCGTAGGCGACACCGTGTTTGTAAGCAATACAGGTACGCTGACTACGACCAAACCAACGGCATCTACAGATCTCCTTCAGAATATAGGTATCGTCCTTCAAACCAATGGTAGCAACATTCAGAAAATGAAGGTGTCTGCTATCGACAGGACGAACGACATCCCAAATCTAGATAGCGGTAAGTTCTTTATTGGCGGTACTACAGGACAGGTATCCGCCTATACGCTCCCTACTGCCGACGGAACAAACGGACAGCTTTTACAAACCGATGGTGCTGGTGCGGTTACGTTCGTAGACTTCTCAGGATCCCCTTGGACAACCTCTGGTAGCGACATCTACTACACTACTGGAAATGTAGGGGTGGGTACGACTACACCATCAGCTAAGCTTGACGTTGAGGGCAACGTTCGTTTTTTGCTTGGAGGGCAGTCACCCACATATGCATTAAACATTACTGGCGTAGGTAGCAACACTCACTCTATAAGTGGAGGAAACTCACTTACTATCGGTCACAGTATTGTTAATCACGCGGGCAGTCAAAACCTTGCTACTGGAGGCGTCAATAAGTACATAGGTGTAGGCGGAACTGTCGCTGGCGGTAGTAATTCTAGGTTTTATGTAAAAGGCACCACCAGTGATGATACCGCGAAGGCCCTAAATGTTTTTGACTCTTCAGACGTAGAGCTTTTTGTTGTTAGAAACGACGGAAATGTAGGTATCGGCACGACTACACCTGCTGAAGCTCTAGATGTTAGCGGTATTATAAACTCCTCTGATAAAATAGTGTCTGGTGGTGTGCTTCAGTGGAGCGGCGGAACATATCAGATAAGTAATGGTACTAATTCCGTAAACATAGGTAAGTCTATGGGCACTGGAAGCAACGGCGTTGCAATTGGTGCAGACGGAGGTGGAGGGAGCGGAGCGGTCGTTATTGGAGGGCAAGCAAAAGCTGGTACATACTCAGTTGCTATTGGTCAAGATGTTGGAGCTTACAGTAATGCTGGTTCTAATTCTGTCCATGTGGGTAAGTCTGCTGGAAACAACTCTACTGGAACTGGAAACACTTCTGTAGGCCACCTAGTCTTGCATAATGCAACAACAGGTACATATAACGTAGCTATAGGCAAAGAAGCTGCTTACGGGAGCTCTGGGGCAACCTTTTCCAACACAGTGGCAGTCGGATATCAAGCTTTGTATGCGCTAACTACTGGTGCAGGCAATACTGCGGTTGGGACAGAGACGTTGAAAGCTACTACTGATGGCATAAGAAATACCTTTTTGGGTTTTCAGGCTCAAAGAATCCAAAACGCCAGCTACAACACAGGCGTAGGATTTAAAGCTATGTATGACACAAGCGGTAATCACAATACCGCTATGGGTTATAATGCCTTTAATGCGTCTGGAGGTAAGTCTCACGGCGTTGCTATTGGTAGTAGAGCAGCAGAGGCCGCAACCAATCCTACAGGAGTAGTAGCTATTGGAAGCCAAGCATTGGCAGCGTTAACTACTGGGACTGGTAATACGGCTGTTGGATATCAAGCTGGTGCTTCTTTGACCACGGGTGGTTCTAACACCTTCTTTGGTTATCAGGCTGGTCAAAACATAAGCACTCAACCTAGAAATGTGGCGATTGGTGATCGTGCCCTAAGTACGTCAGCTAACGGGTATGACAATACAGTCGTCGGTTATAATGCTCTTTACTCGCTTACCAGTGTTTTCAACAATAATGTAGCTATAGGTAAAGACGCTGCGAGCCTTGTTTCTGGCACATCAGGAAGTGTTTTTGTCGGAGCTAACTCTAAGACAGTATCCAGCGCCAATGTTGATAGCGTGACCGTTATTGGATGGGGGTCTTCAACTAAAGAAGATGGGGTTTCGGTAGGTCGAGGGAGCACTGGTGGAACATCTACTGTTACGGTTGGAAGGGCAGCAGGTAACAGTTCTTCTGACTCTAGCGTCTTTTTAGGTTATCAAGCTGGCTTATCTGAAACAAACAGCAACCGCCTCTACATAGAGAACAGCAACTCCACCACCCCACTCATCTACGGGGAGTTTGATAATGACATCCTTAGAGTAAATGGTACGCTGCAAGTCAACGACCCAGCCTCTACAGGGTATGCCTTCCCAACAGCTACTGGAACGCTTGGTCAGGTACTCGAAGTAGATGCTAGTGGAGACCTCGTATTCGCTACGCCTTCTGGCGGCGGAGGTGGAGGACTTGGAAGCGCGGATCAGACTCTTACAGCCGATAGAACCATTGACACTAATGGGTACAACCTCGACATTGAGCTTGACCCTACAGGGACTCCAGACACCTTCACGATTCATGATGGTACGCACGACCTCTTCCAAGTAGACACCTCTACCAGTGGAGATATATTCAGTGTAAATGACGTTTCTGGCCTTCCAGAAATCACAGTTAACACCACAAACGGGGTTGACATACCCAACCTAAACTTCTATAAGGGTTGTATTTCTGGTAAGGGCGGTCAGACAAGTCAGGCAACCTTCGGCACTCAGTGGAGGTCCTCTATGTCTGGTCAATCTTTAGGGCGATATCAAACATCCGCCAGCAACAGTATTGTCACGTTTTCGTCTGGGACACCTTCAGTTGGAGATACACTTTCCGCTAACAATTATGCTATAGCTACAGCGTACTTGCTTCCTGGAATTAACTTCTCTAATATTAACCTGAGAGGGAATATTAGGGCTTACGATGCCAACGCCGATGGCGAGACTCAGCACATGGAGGTTTGGACTTTTGATCAGACAGCCATCTCTGGGTCTGGAACAACAACTTGCACGTTCAGGGGCAAGGTGGCTTACACCTTCGATGCTACAAGCGCCACTATTAAACCAATCTTGATTAACTCTGACATATCTTACAGTGGAGATAAAGATACTGGTATACTGATTGTTAGTCACGCTCCGACGAATCCTGCCGCTACTTACAACACTGCATTTATGATCGAAGTAACAGTAACTTAATTATGCCAGTAAACAACCAATACAAAGGGATTCTAGCCAAGATTCCGTCGTTAGAACCAGATCAGAGCAATTTGTCTGAAGTAGTAAATTCTCTGGTGGATAGGATAAACTATATTTATTCGTTAGTTGAGCCTGACCCAGACCCGTCTAACTGGGAATCTTAAATTCAGTACAATGCATTTCGAAAACAGACACTACGTAATCTTTGACCTCACAGAGGTAGATACAATCAACTTCTCTGAAGTCATGGAGACATCAGCAGATACGCTAAGAAAAAACTTAGCTAATACGCAGAGCTTTGTGAAGTACGAAGGTGACATGCCTGCTTCAGTGACAGCTTTGACAACACGCAGTCAGGAGTACACTCACGAAGAGATTCTTACGCTGTTGGCTGGGGCTGACTGGACTGACCCTAACGCAGAAATCTAAATGGGTGGGTTTGCAAATAATGCACCTATCGTAACCGATGGGTTAGTATTCTATGTAGACGCAGGGAACAGTAAGTCGTATCCTGGTAGCGGGACTACGTGGAGTGATTTAGTGGGGAGTAATGATGGGTCGTTAATTAATGGGCCTACATATGACTCCGCAAACGGTGGTGGCATTGTATTTGACGGGGCTAACGACCGTGTGGATATATCTAACATTAGCGCAAGTGATTTCAATGGAGAAGCTACCCTGCTTTGCTGGTTGGCCTGTAATAGCAATTCCCCCGCTACTAATCAAACTGGAATATTTGGATTTGGTTCTTCCACTGCTCGCTCACACTATACATGGACAAATAATCTTGCGTATTTTGATACATTTAGAAATCAAAGAGTGGATTTAATTGGTCTATCTTCTTTAGACAGAACCACGCCTCACCTTTTAACCATAACTACAAAATCAGGGGGCAACTGGAGTCTTTACCAAAACACCACCCTGGTCACAACCACTACAGCCGAATCAACAATTGTGTGGGATAATTCAACTATAGGGGCGAACGGCCCCACGGATCAATATCGTTTTCAAGGAAAGTTTTTTCTGTTCTCTCTGTACAACCGCGAGTTAAGTGCTGCCGAAATTCTCCAAAACTACAACGCCCTAAAAAACAGATTCGTATGAGCTACAAGTACGGACCAAGCATAGTGACGGATGGGTTGGTGTTCTACGTGGATGCAGCTAATAGTAAAAGCTATCCAGGCACGGGGACTACGTGGTACAACTTAGTCGGCAGTAACAACGGGACACTACTTAACAGTCCAACATATTCTTCTGACAATGGAGGCGCCATTGTTTTTGACGGTACTAACGAACACGTAGTCTTAGACCAAACTATATCTCTCACGGATTTTACAATTACCGCAGCCTTTAAAATTACTTCTTATGGTAATGGTTGGGCGATGTTTTTTGGGAATACAGATACGGATAATTTCGTGGGAAGCGCTGACAGGGTATTACTTAGGGTGCAAGACGATTCAAGCGCAAACTCTGACCTTTCGTACACAACAGACCTTTTAAACGGAGTTCACTTCCTTCAGGTAACTCAGTCAGGTAACACAAGCACTTGGTATTTAGATGGGCAAAATATAGGAACTTCAAGTCATTCTAATTACGCTGGAATGAGCATTACACGTATGGTGTTTTATGAAACAGCAAACGCTTTAGGCATATGGGGTGGAAACTACTATATGGCATCCATCTACGATAGAGCCCTATCAGCCTCCGAAGTCCTCCAAAACTACAACGCACTCAAAAACCGTTTCGTATGAGCGTAAAGAATCGAAATAGCATCGTTACAGACGGGTTAGCGTTTTATGTAGATGCTGGGAATGCGGATAGCTATCCTGGATCTGGGACTACGTGGAGTGACTTGGTTGGGAGTAATAACGCTACTCTTGACAACGGCCCTACTTACAGCTCTTTAAATGGAGGCGGTATAGTTTTTGATGGTAGCAACGATCACGTTGATTTTGCTGAAAACTCTATGAGTTATCCCAACACTAGCTCTGACTTTACTTTAAGCATGTTCTTAAAAACAACCAATGGAATCGTAAACAAGGTGATTTTTCAGCAAGACAATGGAGGGGGAACTGGCAGGAGCTGGTTAGGCTTAGCTGCTGACACTGATAGGTTTTATTCTTATCTAGGGGGGTCTAGACTTGAGTTAACTTCAATCACTGTATCAGACAACACCATATACAACGTCATTGTAAAGTACGAATCTGGTGTTTTGCATATAGGTTATAATGGTGTTTGGGCTCAAAGCAGCACGAGAAGTATAGATGAAAATGCTACTGGTGATTTCATATTGGGTGCTGGGAAGTCGATAACTAACCCTATGGATGGAAATATTTATGCCGTGAGTATTTACGATCGCGCTTTGTCATCCGCTGAGGTCCTCCAAAACTACAACGCATTAAAGAACAGATTTATTTAATTATCTTTGCACTAAACTTTTTAATTATGGCATTTGCATTTGAATCTAAGTCCTGGAGTTTCACAGGCGAAAAAGAGTTTGAGAACGGTGGATTCACCCTCCTTAACCCAACAGTGTCTGTACTCTCTGTGAGCGTACAAGAGTCTAACGTATACGTCGCTATGAAAGCGGTAGAGAACAACGGTGTTTACATGCACAACTTGAACATCCAGTACAATAACTCTGCTGGTGAGACCAACCTCGATACGATCGTAGACGCAGCCGTTGCAGCTGCTCTGCCAGACTTTACACTCGACGCATAATACTTCTCAGTGTTACAGAAGGAGGCCCTCATGGGCCTTTTTTTGTTTTTATTATCTTTGCCTTATGGCCGAAGATGTAAAGAAGAAACTCAAGCGGTTTGGGCTCTCTGGGTTAAACAAACCCAAGCGATCCCCAAGCGGGAAGAAATCGCATATCGTTGCGGTACGAGATGGCGGCAAAGTAAAGATTATCCGCTTCGGAGAGAGAGGGGCTAGCACGGCTGGTAAGCCGAAGGCTGGGGAGAGCGCTCGTATGAAAGCGAAGCGCAAGTCGTTTAAGGCCAGACATAGAAAAAACATCGCCAAGGGTAAGACCAGCGCGGCTTACTGGGCTAATAAAGTAAAGTGGTAATGAATGCTGTCAAGTACAATAAGGGCGGTAAGCTCAAAGTCAGCTCTGCCACGAAATCTGTCCCAGCACCTTCTGGTTTTCATTGGATGGTGGATCGGGGTAGATACTTTCTTATGAAAGGAGATTACAAACCACATCCTGGCGCTGTTAAAGAAGCCAAGTTTAAACTCGTTAGCCATGCCTGATCCTAGATACAAAGGACTATCAAAAGAAGCAGCTAAACAGCTTATGACGGAAGACCTAGGGTCTCTGGTTGGTTACCTATTCTCAAAAGAGATAGAAAACAAAAAAGCAAAAGAAGGTATCGCAAAAGGATATCCAACAGCCTCTAAATACAAAAAGGGTGGTAAGTTTCCAGACTTAACTGGAGACGGAAAGGTGACCAGAGCTGACGTGCTCAAGGGTCGCGGCGTATTTGGTAAAGGAGGTAAGGTGCGGGCCAAGAAGTCTCGTGTAAACGAGGCTGGCAACTACACCAAGCCAGGGATGCGCAAGCGATTGTTTAACGCTATCAAGGCTGGCTCTAAAGGCGGTAAGCCTGGTCAGTGGTCAGCCAGAAAAGCACAGCTTTTGGCAAACCGCTACAAGAAGTCTGGAGGAGGCTACACAAACTAATGCGATTAAAGAAGTCACAGCAGAGCCTTAAGAACTGGACCAAGCAGAAGTGGAGGACCTCTGACGGCAAGCCGTCTAAGGGTAAGAAGCGTTACCTGCCTGACGCGGCATGGCGATCACTATCATCAGCTGAAAAGGCCGCAACCA